AGTGCAAGGATCTATGGCTTTGTTCAATGCGGCTGTAAAATCAAAAAGAGTGCAAAAGTTTTGGGCAGGTTTATTTGTTTATGGAATATTACAGGATCAATTAAATGCTTTAGCATCAGGTGATGAAGATGAAGATGGCATATTAGATTATGACGAATTATCAACCTATGAATTGGAACATAATTTAATTCTACCTATAGACTGGTTAACTGGCACTGGTGATAAGATGATTAAAATACCACTTGGTTATGGTCTTAACATGGCGGTTAACACAGGTAGGGCATTGAGTAGAGCGGCTAGAGGCGAATACACAGCAGGAGAAGCAACGAACACTATCCTCGCTACTTTAACAGAAATGGTCAATCCTTTAGGTGGCACAGAGTCCTTTTTAAATTTTGTATCACCAACAGTCGCTGACCCATTTGTTAGTTTATATATTAATAAAGATTATAAAGGTGACCCTATAACCAAAGATTCGCCTACCTTCGCATCTGTACCAACTCCAGACTCACATAGCCATTGGAATACAACTGGTGAAATACCAAAAGCAATAGCCAAAACCTTAAATGAATTAGGGGGTAATGAATTACGTTCTGGATTAATAGATATATCTCCAGACACAATACAGTTTTGGTTTGATTATGTAACAGGTGGTGCAGGTCGTTTTGTTTTAAGGACAGGGGAAACAATAGCTTTTGATGTGCCTGAAATCCTAGCAGGTGATTTTGAGGGTAAAATTGTTCCAAGGATACCTTTAGCAAGAAAAATTATAGCTACACCCTCAGAGATAGCTGATACTGGAACATATTTAGAAAATAGAAAAGAGCTATTTACGATATTTGCAGAGTTAGACTTAGCGAGAAGAGCTGGAGACACAGAAAGATTTAACGATGTTTCCAGTAAATATAAAGAAGAATTAAAGATTTTTGGTAGAGTTAAAGCATTAGATAATGCAAGAAATAGATTGTTAAGGCAAATTAAAAAAATAGAAAAAAACCCACGATTAGAAGAAGAGAGAAAAAAGAAACTTATTAAAAATATAAGAAAGAAAATAAATGAGTTTCAAAAAAGAGGTCTAATCCTAATGAGATCTGCTGGATTAAAAGAAGCTAGTTAGAATTATTTATTAAAAAGTTAATATATAGAAGCTTAGCATAGTTTCTACCATAGTCATGGATAAGACCATGATAATCCCAAAACTTATCTTCATCGCCAAAGCCATCATGTAATCGTGCATGATGATACTGACAGAGTGGCACAGAATTATTGTCACTAGCTTTCATGCCCATGCCTCTGTATCCGTCATAAGGTTTCAATAAATGATGTGCTTGTACAAAACCCTGACATCTATCTTCGCTAATTGTCTGAAGACAACAAGGATGACTTGCAACAAATTGTAGATGTTTTTTATTTAAAAAGCGTTTACGCTTTGGTAGAAGCATGTATTGATTTCACTCCAATTAACTTAGTCAAATACCATTGTGCCTTCTGTAGATCCTCTAATTGATTTTTATGCCTATATCTCCACATATATTTTAATATGTTGCCTTGTAGATAATATTCAAATCCATCTCCCAAAGCTGATTGTATCGCATCTATGGCTTCTATCTCACCATTATTATAATGAGGTGGTTTATTTACATTGTCTCTTTTCATGTCGTAACCTTGTGTGTTCGCATAGATCTAATTTTAAGTTCGTTTTCCATTTTGCCAATAGTGTTGTTTATATATCTTTTTTCTTTTGATATTTCATGTGAAAAAGGATAAGTGTCTGAGTGGGGATGCTCTTCATCTATCTTCGTTTCATACACTTTCATGCTTGTTACAAAAAGTTCTAATTCTTTTCTTGATATTTTAAAATGTGTCATTTAGTTTTCTCCTCTATAATTTTACGGATCTCAAATTGGCATGATAGGTTCTCCAAGTTTCTATCTTCGCCATCTGTGCTTCTCTTTTAAATCTAAGTCTTTCATAATTATATGTAGCTTTTTGTATTGCTTTAATATGTTCTATCATACGTTCACTAGCATAAGCTTCTCTTTCTTGTGCAGAAACAGACATATCTCCATACTCTTTCATAATCTGTGCTTTTAATGATTTTCTATATTCTTCTAAATAAACTAGAGTTGCTTTTGCAGTTGCTATAATATCTGCACTATTCATGAGCCAATGGACTGCTTCATCTACATCTTTATCTTCAATCATTTAAACCTCAATATAATCTTGTATTTTATCTATGGGATACCTTTTTATAAACAAAGGTGTATCTTCGCCTACCCACGATCCTATAACATTAAAATCAAAAAAATCGATGGCTTCATTTTCTTTCATTCCATCTCGTTCCATTAATATCCATATACACATATCACGATCATACAATGCAACTTGTCTTCTAGTGAAAGCACTTATAGTACTTCCTACAAAAGCTTTTTCAAAACCATCAGCTAGTTTCATTTTTTTCCTCCCATATAGGACTTGATTTGATAGCCAAATCCTTAGCCTCTTTTGTTCTGGTTCTTCCACATATTATACATTTATAAACATCAACTAATTCTAAGTTATGTATTTTGACCCCAATCTTGTTCATTGCTTTCTTACATTTCTTACATAACTTTTCCATAAACAATCTCCAAAAGTTCACATGCACTTTTTATTAAATTTATAATCTTATATATCATATTCTTTTCTTAACTGTGCCAGATAATCGTTATCTTTTTTGGTCAACTCAACCTCATAATATTTATTGCAGACACAACATTTTCTCTGTTTTAGTTTTCTAACAGTAGCTAAATAAGTATCTTTAATATCGTAATAAACTTCTTCGTAATCTTCGTCTTTCATATTCATTTTATCCCATGTTCTTTGTGATGACATGTTATACATAACAGTTTACACTTATTTATTTCTTCTTTTATTCTTCTCATAGAATGATTTTTACCAACCATTCTAGATATATTGGCAACCTTTGTTCTTGGGTCTATGTGATGAAAATGTAGAATATCAGGGTTTTGATTGTATCCACATTTGCTACATCCCATCATCTTTTTGTATTCTTGTATTTGTTGTCTTTTCTTTGCCTTATTTTTAGCATTTAAGATATTGTGTGCTTTCCTAATCTTTTTAACTTTGTAATTAAAGTTAACTATAAAGGCATCTATCTCAGTTTGTCTCTCATCTACGATCTTACAAAGTCTAGAATGGTAGCTTTTCCAACTTTCGTTAGCTCTTCTCATAATAAGTCTTCAAAATCTAATTGGTTTTTATCTTTTATGTATGGCTCAAACTTTATATCAACGAGTTTGTAAGTACCTTTATAAAAAGATTGTATCTCTTTTGGATTAGCTTTTAATTGTGAAAGTTCGTCATTGGTCAGCTTCATGTACTGACCATTGTGACGAATAACCATACCACCTTGTGCCATAGCTTTTTTTATTTCATAGTCTCTGACGGAAACATATTTGCCTTGCCAAAGTTTTTTTACTAATTTTTCTAACAATTATCTTCTCTCTCTTCATTTATTTCTCTAGATAATATCCATTCATTTATATCATTTTTTGACCATCTTCTAACTTGCCTGATACCTTTCTTGGGAGATATATCATAACTCTTAGGAAAGGTTTCATCACTAGCAATAATATTGTAGATATTTTGTTTGCTACAATTTAAATATTCTTTTAGATCATCAACAGATAAAAAGTCTTTATATTTTTCTTCTGTCATTACAACCTCTACATTAAATCTGTTGGTAGTTCTTCTGACTTAGGTGCTTCACTTGTTTTGACTTCTTGTGTCTGTTCTGCCTTTTTATTCTGTGGAACATATTCTTCAAATTTATTTCCTAGTACAGATAGAAAAGGTCTACCAGTTGATTGGGCAACCTTTCGCCAACCTACTAAATTAATTTTGAGATAAGGTCTTTTGTCTTCAGATAGTTCTTTATTAGCCTTATATTGTTTTATCAGATCCTCAAACACTTCATCACTTATTTCTAGCTGACCAGTATAGTCAGGTGCTTTAGGTGACTTCTTCTGCACTTGAAACATTGCACCACTCGCATCATATTTTCTTAATTGATTATCCATTGTTTTCTCCTTTTCTAATGGTTTTAATTCTGTCTGAGAATTTTTCCTTAATCTTCTCATACTCTGTTGGGTGTGTTTCTTTTAAATTATTAAACACACTATTATTGGAAGTCCAGAATGACTGCACTTCTTGTACTGTTGTTTTGCTTGGTAAGAATACTTCAAAGACTTCTTTCACCATAGAAATCATATCATTAGATAGTTGTTGATATTGTTTTCTGTCAACATTATCAATCTCATTTGCTGAAGCATATTCACCACCTGACAAACCTAGACAACTTAAGGCTCTGCCTATTGCAGAGGTATCACATACCTCTACTGCTGAAACAGTATTAATTTTACTACTGCCCCTTATTTCCTCAGCCAATCCTGATGCAATAACATGGTTGTCTTTATCTCTTATTACTGCCTTAACAATAATTTTCTTATCATCATTATGAATTAAATCTGTTTCAATTTTATAATCTAATCCAAAATTTCTTCTAAAAATATTCACACGATCTTGCACCTTAGCATAAGATTTACCATGAATTTTATCGCCCTCGTCTTTAACAAAAGCACCTACTTCATTCATGACCTTAATTAAATCAACCGTCATCACAAACTCCTGATGGAAATATTTCTGTCTTATGAACATCTGTGTGCTTGTTTGCTATGAAAGTTCTTATAAAAGATATTTTCTTAATTCTACTACCATCTTTCTTGTATGTTATTAATTCTTGCTGAATAATATTCTCAGGATCTGTATCAAAAAAACTTTTATCAAGTTTTTCATTCATGTCACACATTCTCCGTGTAGGTAGATAACATAAATCTTCTTTATACATTATCTAACTCCAAACAAAATTCTTGCAATTTTATTTAATATTCTTTTAAACAAACCCACTTCTTTTTTTTGTGCTTTATCTGTGGCTTCTTTAATATGATTTGCATAAGCTTTAGCTTTAGTTGGTTGAACATAAGCTTCATTCTGAGGTGTGCTTGGATCATCAGCAACAAAACGACCTTTCCTCGTTCTTGCTCTCTGCTTTTTTTCTTTTTCAAGAGTTTTCATTATCTCTTGTGTTCTTTTCTTTGGCATTAACATCTCCTTTATATTGGTTACAAAATTCAGCAACTGAACAATAGTTGCCCATACATCTCGTAAGTTCACCACTACGAAATTCAATCTCTAATTTACTATTTTGAATAAAAGCTTTGTCAGTTTCATCATGCCAAGCAATATATTTTTTAGCTTCTTCTTCGCTATTCAAAACTCTCAAAGCTCTCTTTTGTCCTTTTTTCTTTACTGCCCAAGTATCATTCTTTTTCCATCTCTCTTCATCTGTGCATAGACCTAAATCATTTTCCAAATCAAATAACACTCGAGCTTCTTGATGCTTCTCCATTCTTTCTTGGACATATTCCTCTCTTTTTTCAAAAGACCATAGAGGTATTTTTTTTATCTGTACTGGTGATTGAGGTAATGCAAAGTCTTGCTCTGCTTTTCTTTTATTCCAATCTCTAGCTATCACACAGATATTTATATCTTTAACTTTTATATTCTTTTCTTTCTCCACTAAATATGCATAGCAGTTAAGTTGTCTATCCCACTCTACTTTGTCAAAAACTAAAGACCACATAGATGTAACTTTGTAATCGTAAATGGATACCATGCCATCTTTAATTTCTTGCCTATCAATTGCACCAGATAAAGTCCATCCATTTACATTTGTAAATAATCTTTCTTCAGTTATAATGTTATCAGATGTTTTTGAAGTTTCTAAAATGGCATGTACTGCCGTACCAAATAAAGACCACACCATGTCAACTGCATCCACTTCCATGCAATCGTTGTAGTGATCTTTCATTATATTTATCTTTGGACTATCTATCAGAGAGGTTACAGATATGTCTGCCTTACCTCTGCTATATTTGTCTGATCTTGCGAAATCCACAAAAGATTGTGGCAAGTTCGTTTTATTTGTTATTTTCAAAATTATCTCCTATTACAACAAATACCATAGAGGTCAATACATGTCAATACTAGTCAATGAAAAAGTTCAATTTATTGTTGAGGGTGAACCTGCAAGTAAAGCTAACACTAGAAAATTAGTTTATGTAAAAGGTAAAATGTTATTTATAAAATCAAAAAAAGCTTTACAATATGTAAAAGACTTTGACATTCAATGCCCTCCATTAGAAACTCTTTACAGTACAGATGTAAGGGTTGAAATGATTATTTTTTATAAAACAAAGAGACCTGATCTGGATGAGAGTTTAATTTTAGATTGTATGCAAGGTAAGATTTACGAGAATGATAGGCAAGTCAAAGAAAAGCATATATACTGGGCATTGGATAGGAGCAAACCAAGAGTACACATCAGAGTCAGTCCTTTGGAGACATGTTGTTTGCCAAGCGATCTCTGATCTCTATCTTGGAGATAACAGAAAAAAAGCAAACATAATTTATTGGATTAAAACAAAGGATTATGAAATTTGTTGCGAATTTGCTTGTCTTAATCATGAAAATCTGAAATATTACCTAAAGGAGATAATTTTGGGGTCACCACAAGAAGCTAGAATATTAGGTGAAACTCTCAAAAGAACAATTAAGACGTTCTACTAGTTATAACTAGTATAATTATAACTAGTATACTTATAACTAGTATACTTATATAACTATAGGGAGATAGTATGGAAGAAATAATAAAACTAAAAGCTAATTATTTAGGTGATGGGCAACATAAAATTATATGCCCCTCATGTAATCACACACGAAAAAAGAAAAATCAAAAAACTTTGTCTGTTAAAGTAAATTCGGATAAAATCATTTATCAATGTTGGCATTGCAACGCAACTGGTGAAGTCAAATACAATTATAATTCTAAGAGAGAGAGTAAAGTAGTGGATATGTTTGAAGTAGATAAAGCGAGAGAAACATGGCAAAATTTAGGCAAATCAGGCATGGAATTTTTTAAAAATAGAGGCATCTCGAAAACTACAGTTGAACATTTTAATATTAAACAAAAAATAAATTATATAGCCAACTTGGGAGAGGTAGATTGTGTTGTATTTCCCTATGGCACAGATGAAAGTATTTCTTTTGCCAAAATAAGAAGTTGTAGACAAAAAGGTTTTGCAAGTCAGGGTAGTGCAGATCAGTTTTATAATATAGACGTAGTTGATAATGTATTAAAATCTGAGAACAAAGAGCTAATTATTTGTGAGGGTGAAATAGATGCACTTTCTTATTATGAAAGTGGGCATACCAATGTCATATCAATACCATCAGGGGCAGTTGCAAAAGTTGTCAATGGTAAGACACATCCACATGAAGATACAAAGTTTAAATTTATTTGGAATAGCATAGATAAACTCAATGAAATCAATAAGATAGTTCTATCTATGGACAAAGATGAAGCTGGAAATGCCATGTCTGAGGAGTTAGCTAGACGATTAGGTAAACACAGATGTTTTAAAGTTCGCTATCCTGATGATTGTAAGGATGCTAATGACGTTTTATTGCGTCATGGAAAAGAAATTTTATTTCATTTACCAACAAAAGCAGATCCTTATCCAGTTAGTGGATTATATAATGCACAAAAATTTACAAATCAATTATTTGATATTTATGATAATGGGCATGGACAAGGAGTGTCTACTGGTTTCGCTAATTTGGATGATTTATACACGATAGTTCAAGGGCAGTTATCTATTGTAACTGGGCATCCCTCATCAGGTAAGTCGGAGTTTATAGATCAAATTATGTACAATATTGCTAAGAAAGAGAACTGGAAGTTTGCAGTATGTTCGTTTGAAAATGAACCACGAATACATATAGCAAAATTAATTAGTAAACATTTGGGCAAACCTTTTTTCAAAGGCACAAACGAAAGGATGACAAAAGAAGAATTACAAAGTGGTTTAGATTTTGTACGAAAGCATTTTTTCTTTTTATATCAAGCAGATGGATCGCTATCTACAATTGATAGTATAATAGAAAGATTAAAAGTTTCTGTGCAAAGATATGGATGTAGGGGTGCTATCATCGATCCGTATAATTATATATCTAAATATAAAGTTGATAAAGAAACTGATTGGGTATCTGAAATGCTATCTTCGTTGAGGTCATTTGCCCAAGCTCACGATATACATATTTGGTTTGTTGCTCATCCTACTAAAATGATGAGAAGAGAGGATGGATCTATACCAGTTCCCAAGGGTTATGACATATCAGGATCAGCAAGTTTTTTTTCTAAAGCAGATTGTGGAGTTACTATAAACAGACCTAATCCATCCACTACTACACAAACAGACGTTCATATTTGGAAGTGTCGATATAGTTGGGTAGGTAAGCAAGGTCAATGCAGTTTCTTATATGATAGGATAAAATCCAACTACACAATGTGTGATGGTGACGATATGTTAAGACCAGTATCTACTTGACACCTAGCTTCGTAACAGTTATTTATTAATTATAATATTAGAATTAGTTTTTTTCTCAATATTATCTCCTCTAAGGCACTAGAACCTCACTTAAAATCTAGTGCCTTTTTTTTATTCTTTCTTCCCGTAGTTCAAAAAGTTCACATGCACTTTTAATTTTTTATCACTGAGTATCCCAGGAGATCCAAAAAAAATAAATTTTTTTTTATTTTATACGCAGCCTGAATATCGCTACCTTCGTTGCCGTTGGCTGCCGAAAAAAAATAATTTTTGACGGCTGGTTAAACACAATGCTGATCGATCCTATCTACGACAATTACAGCCCTGAATAAAAAAATTTATTTTAAAAGCGTATAACTTTCTGAGGTAACTTTTCTTGGAAATTTCTGAAATTATATTGATTTTTGTTGGGGGAGTGTTGCAGATACGCAACAAAGGGGAGGGAATAGAGGGCATTACTGCCCCCTAATTTTTAATATCACCACTTAACATGGTTAAAAACAAACCTATCAGCACAAAAGTTGCACCAATTAAAGCCATCAACCAATCTAAAGGTGACATTGAAGTAAAAGATGTATTTGTATTTAGTAGCAAGATTGAACCCACTACTAAATAAAGATAAGATATTAAAACCATGATCAGCCTAACTGCTTTTAACTTATTCATGATTTAGGCAATTTATCTAATTTGGATGCATAAATAAATCCTCTACTATACCAAATAGGATATATATTATTTTCATCACAGTTTAATTGCACAACTCCGTGAGCAAAATAATCATGCATCCCTTGATTGTAACATTTAAACTCAGTTTCAGTTGCATAACAAACTGAGTTCTTTATTTCTTTTTTTAATTTTTTCATAATTATCTCCTTTGAAAATTTAGTAAGTGGTTTCCATATCTTTAGCAAAATCGATTTATGGGCGATTGCTTTTAATAATTGTTAAAAATACAAATAGAGTTGAGGATATTTTTAACATTACAGATATGGCATTTGGGAACAACCACTTCATGTCCCACATAGGAGTTTCGCCCAACCTCAAACTTTAGATAGCATTTAAAATCTGAAGATTATTTTTAGCTATCTTTTGTTCTATCATTCTTCCAAGTCTTTTCTTTTCTGCTAGTGTTAATTCACCGTAAGGTGCAGTAACACCACTAATAGCAACATGAGGAGGAATATATTCTAATTGTCTAGCAGTACCATTCATGTCAATAGTACCCTCACCATCTTTAACTACATATGTTGCAATAACACATTCATAGTGAGTATCTACATATTCTTTATAAGCAGAATATACAATTGCTCGATATAGTTTTATATTAGGATTTGTAGATATATCTTTATCTTGAGGTAGTGATTTAACGTCAGCTATAAAAACTTTTTTACCTCCAACCTCAACATCATGCCTACCCAAACCTTTCATGTAAACTTTGAAAAAATAAGTTGGAGAGATTTGCAATGCTTGAGTTTCCCAATGACTTTTTCTTGTAGTTGGTTGATTAAAGTGACCAAAGCCATTTATAAAAGTACTATTAACCTCTTTTATCTTTGGGTTTTTATTAGAGTAGTTTAATCTTATAGGATTAAAACGAACTGA